ATCAAAATTTACATCGTAATTCAAACTTGTTGAACCCGAATAAATATTCAAGTTCGTTGAGCTACTGAAATTTCCTGTTACCCTTTCAAGTGCTATTACCCTTGTTGCTGATGTGCCGGTGTAAGTGGCTATGATTGTCCCTGCTACTGCATCAGTAGTACTCCATCTAACTCTGATAGTCACATTTCCATTCGTGGCGCTCTTAGTAAACTTTTCTAAGAAGTGAATAAAGTCACCACTTGCAAATGTGTTCGCAGGGATGGTGTATGTGTATATTTTCGTTTCGCTTGTTGCTGTTCCACTACCACCGCCCGATGTTAGTTTATCAAGTACGATACTTCTTTGCTTCAATGCGAGCGCATCGAATACCGCGTTCTGACTTGGTGCTATGGTAGTGACTGTATCGGCAATCGCATCACTAACTTTTGCATCAGCGTAAGCCGTGGTAGCTATCTTTGTGCTGTTATCGTTCGCAGCTTGTGTTGGTGCTGTTGGCGTTCCTGTTAAAGCAGGCGAGGCGAGCGGCGCCTTCAAATTCATTTGTGTTTGAATGGCACTTGTAACTCCTTTCACATAGGTTAATTCAACAAGCGAGGGATATGTTGCAACTGCGAGAGAGACAATTTTCTTACTCCCATTCGCCGCTATCAGTTCGCTCGCTGTTAAACTTGAATCTATTATATCAGGTACTGTTAATTCGTTTGTAGTTTTATCATACTCAAACCCCGCCTCTGCTCCAAATGCGCCGCCGTCATTATATTGAACCTGTTTATTTGCCCCCCCTGGAGTTCCACCACCCGATGGCGCTACCGGCTCCCACCGATTATTCGCTGTTACCCATGTAAGCACATTATTATTTGCCGGTGCTGCATCTTTTACAGCGTTGCCCTGCAATGCTACATTAATGACTCTGCCGGTATTGTCAATAGTAGCATCGCCACTCATTGGTACATCGGTTGCTAAACCATCAGCATTTCCAACAAGTATTTCACCGCTTGCAAGTTCGCTCGACACTAAAGGCAATGGATTATCATTTGCTGTTCCTACCGCCGTGTCTCCATGAGATACTACGGCGCTCTGCCCGATATTCACCGCATCTCTCATCCTTATCAGTTCGCACTTGGTAAGGCGGTCTCCTATCGGTGAATAGTCTATAACTTTATTTAAGCGGTAATAAGTGCCATTAATGAAAAAGGAATTGCGGAAATCTAAAGTCCGTATGTCTTCGGCTGTGAGGTTGAAGTAAGCAATCAGCAACTTCGAATACTTGTCGCTTATCTCTTCAATGAAGTTCTGCCAAAAGGCGGTGTAAAGGTTATCGGAGTTCGGATAACCAGAAGGGTTGTTGAGTGTGTAGTAAAGATAAAGCGGTGCCGCCCAATTATAATCGAATGTTGGAGTCTGCGGGTCATCGCCTATGAGGTGTCCACTGAAAGGGTAGTTCGCCTCTGACACACTATCCAATTTGAAAGCCCCCGCCACCATCTTTGCATCATAGTATATTATTCTAAGGTTGCCCGAATAAGCGTTGTTAGTCGATGTAACCCCTTCTTTTATCGAAGCCGGAACTACTATGGTGTGATAGTTTGAACCTGTGAGCGGCATTGGTGCCACCTCAGGAATAATGCTTTTCTTATTTGTGATAAAGTCATTCTCCACTATCACATTCCTTTGTCCGTAGGTCTTAAAGGTTTTTCCTTTGTAGTCTTTATTGTAAAAGTCGGTTTCATCCTTCCAACTAAAGAGATACTCTTTCCAATCAAGTTCACCCATAGGCACAAGTTCTACATTCTGCCCGATGTCGAATTTCGCAGTCCAATCTATTTCAGTCCCTTGTGAGTAGTAGGTGTCCCTTGGTAGTATGTTTATCTGCGTGTCGTTATCGAATACCGGCTCAAGGTAAAGGTTAAACATTTTTATCAGCGCATTTAAGAAGTCGCGCTGTTTGTAGTTATCGGGAAGAAATCCTTGAGTGTGCTTGAGTGGTACTGTGTGTCTGTCGTTTGTTGTCCATGTATTATTTACATCACTCGTTTCTAAATCAAATTTAATTTTCTTTAAAGTTCCTGCACCTCCTGCAAATACTTGAGTAATGTCAGCAACTAAAGCCAAATTGTTATAACCGTTTATATTATATGAAAACTCAGTATCTAAATATGTAATTTTTAAAAAGGAATGAATACCTACATTTTCAACTAAATTTGAAGCACCTAAATTTGCTGAATCTCCTTCCACTTGAAAATAAAGAACATCTCCGTAGTCTAACTCAATAGTAGTTTGATAAGTTAAATTAGTATAAGCGGTATCACCTACAACACCGATAAAAAATGTATCAATTGTTCCAGTCCTTGTTCTTTCAATTACTAAAGATAAATTTCCTGCGAATCCTAATGCTGTATATTTTACTCTTATTCCAAAGTCTATATAAACCCTCCGCCTCCACTCCTTCAAACAAGGAACATATAATTTATCCATTCCTGTTGCTGCATATAAAGAAGCAGTATCAGCGCAAGTATAACCAACCGATGAAAGTATGTTCTCGAAGATATGACTCACCTTTATCGCCGGCGCTACTTGGTCGCTTAAATAAGCAGGGGTTGCCGTTTCAAATAACTGCAATCCGTTATTGAGTATCGGGTAAAACAAATCGCCACCGCCCGCCCATGTTGCTTGTATCTCTGCATTGGTGCCGTATTCATCAAGCCAACTCAAATCTAAATCAGTCAGTAGCTTATCAGCAACCTTTTGAAACAGGTCTCCTATCTTACCGAATATCGAACACTCATAAGTGATTTTATTGAGTAGTGAATCGCGGTTTATTTTTAGCAGTTGTAAGTTCCCAACGAAAACAGGAACGAAAGCCGAATATACAATAGCAAAAGCCCTGATGTTTGGATTGAAACTGCCCTCATGGTCAACCTCAAAAATGTTATCGAAGATTATATTGTTTGCCTTAGTGCCTGGTATGGTTATCGTTTTGCTGAAACTTGAGTTTCTTTTATCCGGCTCCCTGATGTCGGCAATGGAATAGTTTAAAGAGTATGGGAAGTCCTCTGTTAAATCCATGCTGTAATAATCCACATAAAAGTAACAGCCGCTTTGCGTGGTGTCTATCGCTACCGCCAAATCAACTGAAAGGGCATTGGTGAAAGTAGCTATCACTCCGCGCTTATCGCCCGCCGTGGTTCTGATTATTATTTGCTTTCCAACATCGGCGGCGCTAAAGTCGGTTCCTGTTCCGGTTAGCGTTACGCTTCCCGATGTTACAGAAACAGTCCCTGCCCTTGGTGTCGTTATCAGTAGTTCTGTGTTCATCCGCGTTGACTCATTATTTCGTTACCGATTTCCATTGTCATTTCTACATTAAATAGCTTCTCGCCTGCGTAGGTTTTTTGCTGATACTGAGTGTCTGTTATTACCACAGGCGCGTAAGTGTCGGCATCTATCTCCCAAAATACCTGAGTGGATTTGGCAAGGGTGAACAGCCATATACTTTCAGCTTCAGTAATCCAGTTGGTGTTTATAGTAACCTTCTCAGTAGTTCGCGTGTCGAACATCATTTTACCTGCTTGGCTTGGGGTGTATGTGTAAGCACCACCGCCACTCATCTCGCCGAGTATCTTTGTATAGTTCGCTTTCTTCAAATTCATGTTTCTATCGAATCGCTGATTGAATGTGTGCGCATCAAACCCGCCCAATGGATTCAACCAATGCAACCTAAATGATTCGTTGAACTTAGTGCAGTCGCAGTCAATAGTGAAGGTAAATGTTTCTCCAAGGGCTGCATTAGCAACATTGCATAAAGTTATTTCATAATAAGAAGCCCCAATAAGATAGGCGATATTCCATTCATTAATATTTTTTGTTCCAACCCCAAATCTAACTACTTCACCATCAAATCCAGTTGTGAGCGTTTTGTAGTTCGTGCTTAACAAACCGCCGTTTTCATCATATACTTTTAATCTCAGTTTTATAGGTTCATTCTTTGTTGTGATATAAAGATAATAATTATTATCGCTACAAAGTGTTATTGTCCGCGGTGAACTTGTTAAAAACTTGCGCGTAGTGCTTGTGGTTCCATTTGTAATGTGATATTGAGTGTCCATCACTAAGTTTATAAAATCTGTCTCGCCACCGAAAGAAGATACTGAATGCTTTACTGAAGCAGGCGCAGCATATAAATCGCCTGTGCTATCTAAGTTTAAGTATTCAGTTGGCGTAGTACCATACTCAACCCCTATTTGAATATCAAATATAGCAAATGAATTTGCGCACTCAATCGCATCTGTTGCATCTCCTACTGAAAAATCAAATGAAATGTAATTCTCTACTATCCTATGCACATCGAATAAAAGGAATCCATCAGGGCGCGCACTCAGTTTAATTGTTTTCGTAACGGAAACAGGGTAAGTAAATACAATCTGCACAATGTATCTGAAATTAGGTTCGGCGGTGTTCGTGCTTGAAGCCGTTACAATGATGGGATTGTATGCCGGTAGCCATTGTGAAACAAGCGCCGGATTAGTTATGAGTGTTGCGTTGGCTGCCATTATGTGAAGTTTACTATTTCCACTAAAATTTTATCGCTTATGTTTTCTGAAAGGTCTTGATAGATTTTCTTTTCGAGGTCTTCATTTACCACGCTTGAGTAAAACCCTGTTCCCTTTGTTCCGTACTTTCCTATCTTTCTCCTGATTAGGAACGCAAGTGATTTCAGTCTGCTTTCTTTTGAAACAGAAACGGCTTTGTGTCCTCCTTTATGTTTGGCTTTTCCGTAAGCGTAAACAGGTGAAGAGTTTAGTTTCAGTCTGTTTATTACTGATGGATGACGGAGCCAATCCATTATAGGTTTCTCAGGTGGCATCTTACCATTCGCCCTTCCTTCGTCTAAGAACTTGTAATAAGGGAGAAGTAGTATTTGGAACTTGTAAAAGCCGTTGCCTACATCTTCAATATTATATTCTACTGAATCATATAAATCACCGCTTGCATTATGCTTTAATAAATTCTCTTTAAGTTTGGCTACGATTTTCCTTCCATAGTCATCCAACACTTTAGGAATAACAACGAATGTTCCGGTGCCTTTTATATTCTTCCCAATATCATCTAAAAAGCTAAGGTCTTGCATTTCTTATTTTTTCTGCTTCAAAGTTATTTCTGTCTTTTATAAATGAGAGAAAGTTTAAAAACTCCATCACCGGTAATTCCGTCACTTCGTCAAACTCAATCCTTTTAATCTCTGCCACGGCTTCAATAGCCAGGAACCAACCCCACCGCTCCGCGTAACTTTCTTTGCCTCGCTCTCTAACTCTTTCAGCAGGGATTTCATCTGTCTGCTCAACTTGCCTTCCGTATAGTCCTGCGTAGCTTCTATCAAGCGCGGATATAAGTTGCAAAAAAAAAGCGCTAAAGGGTATGCTATGTCAACTGTCATCTTCGTATCGAAAAACTCTGATAGTTCTTCTATGGTGTCGGCGCTGTATTTTAAGGGGTTGCCTTTTTTATCGCAAGGTAGAATAAAGCAAGTCAGTATCTTATGTAGGTTTTCGTTAACCGGCTGCTTCATGTATGTCTTTAGGTCAATGTACTGCCCTGCTTTTATTTTGTTAATGCGGTGTTCCACATGAAACAATTTGCCATCAACTTTTACCCATTGCGGTATTTTCGTTTGTTCGGGGAGTGTCTTTGCCCACGCTGTTTTTTCGGCAATGTCGTTCAATTCCGTCAGGGCGATGTTATCAATAGCCATGTCATCAAGGTCGCATAGAACCATAAATATCTCTATCTCCTTATTTTCCCTTTCGCTCTTTTGGATTTCGTCAATCCGGCGAAATTGGTTTACTGTTACTTCATGCCATCCTTTGGGTATCATAGTGTAAAAATTACTTCGTCGTTATCAATGTCTATCTCCGCCGCCACCACTTCATAACAATCGCCGGCAAAGGTTATTACTGTAAACGAGTTCGATGTTTCCAGTTGCTTGTAGGTTATTGTCGAGAGGGCTTTCATTATCAAATCTCTTTTTAAGTCAATTATTCTTTTCGCATTGATTAGCGTTATCAGTTCAGGTCGAAGTGTGTTATCAATACATACCACACTTATAAATAGTAAAAACCTGATTTTGTTTCTATGTAGCCATAATAAAGAACCCTCTCGCATTGTTTTTTAAGAAGCAGTTGCGGGCAAGGGCAAGCGCATTCACTGTATCATCGTGCATCCCTGCCGGCGCGGTATATCTTACTCCGGTCCGCGTGTATTCATATTCAAAACTTTCCATCTCATCACGCATCACCCCCTCTAATATCGCTATCTGTTTCTTTTGAATCGCACTTACAAGCCCCTCCATTATCTGTTGCTTGCTTTGGCTTGTGTATTTGAACCCTTCTATGTTATGGTTCGTCCGTTGTAGTTCTTCTACTATCGGGTCTCCCACTCCGGTCGCATCTATCGAGCAAGGGAGTGAGCGCACAGTTGTTCTGATGGTTTCAGTTGTGGTTTTCCAATCGCTTTGAAATCGTTTGAAAGTGCAGATGTCTCCGCGATTATCAAGCCCTACTATTACAGTCCAGTCAAAAGACTTCGCCAAGTCAATGCCAAAACAAACAGGAGGGTGAAGTGAAAGTGGTCTGATATTGTTTTTAATAAAATCCATTCCGAAAGGGTTTGCCGCATCATCGTTTGGTTGAGCAAGGTATAGTTCGTTGAATACTGTTTCCGGTAAATCCCTTTGCGCTTGTTTTATTTCATCCTTTTCAAGTATGCCAGCTTCTACTGCATCCCATGCCGTTATCTTCTTGTAAAAATAATCGGGTTCCTGCGCTTTTGCCCTTACTCCCATTTTATAAAAAAAATTCTTTTTCCCTTTTACATTGCCTATTAATTTACACTTGCCTCCTGTTGATGTAAGTGTTGAGCGAATTGCAATCCAACTTTCTTCTTTCATTCTACTTGCCTCATCAATAACAGCGGCATAACAATCATTTCCATACAGTGTATCAGGATTATCGCCGCTCTTAAATTCTACAATAGACCCTGTTGGGAGTGTTAAAGTTAATCTTGTTTCATTTATTGTAAAGAAATTTCTAACTGATATTTGTGCCCTCATTCTATCAAATGCAATCTTTGCCTGAGCAAACACCGGCGCTACCCAAAACACGCTTTGATTATTTTTCAGTTTCAATGCCTGTTCCAATAACCATATAATCATGCAAGCCGTTTTACCTGACTTAGTGCTTGCTTCTATTACAGAAAATCTTTGTGGACAGTCCATAATTTCCGTTTGGTAAGAAACCATTTTTGGTCTCTGATAGGCGATTGATGTTACTTTATTCATAATTCAATTTGTATTTTCTTTTAATTCTATTGCCTCTTTTTATCGCATTAGTAATAGCAGAACAAGTAACTCCAAAATATTTAGCGGCATATTTTCCGCAATCAAAAGACATATTTAATTCATTGCAATAAACCTTTCTTGCCCTTCCATTAAGTGCGCCAATCATCTTTTCTTTTGCTTCGGCGCTGTGTTTTTTACCAAGCCAATAAGAATTACCCTTTTTCAAGTCGCTAAGTATTTTTCTTCGTTCGGGCGTTTTATTGAATTGAGAGTTGTATTCACATAATTTTATTCTCATTGTTTATATTCATTGTAACAACTATTTCACCTGATATTGTGGCATCTAATACTTCTTTCGGTTTGCCGTGAACTCTGTTTAATAGCAGTTCAATATTCCAAAGCGATTTTCCTGATTGACCTTTCAATAACGCGGCGGCTACTGTTCTCTCAAGTATCGTCGCTGATTCATCTTTGTCAACCCTTTGCAGTTCCTCTTTACCCATTGATATTAAAACCTGAATACAGTCAGCAACCTCGCTTTGCTTGTACCCTTGTGCTTTTAAGGTAGAAACCCATTTGCGCGGTCTTCCGTTCGGGTTAAGTGTTTCCCCTTTCTTCATTTTCTTTCCATCGTGAGGAAAAGCCATTTGTCTGTTTTTTGTCTGTTTTACTTATATTCCCATTGAGCGAAAGCCGTGGTGTTAAAATCATCGCTTGTTCCTGTTGCTACTAACGAATCATTGAGGTATATATAAACGAAAGCGCCGCCGGTGTTATCGGCTTCGAGTGTGTACCATTGCTCAACAGCTTTTACTTTCTTTGTAAACGAAGTTAGGTTTGATACGCCTTCGGTGTGAGGCGTGTTAAATTCGTCGCGCCATGTTATCTGCGAGCCGTGTGGTGAGTCCACGATGTACTTGATAGAATCAGGGGTTGGCAGTTGATTCTGATTGTTGCTTTTTTGGTCTTCCACCTTTGTTTTTTTGCACGCCGTTGAGAGGAGCAGGATTAGGAGTAAGTATTTCATCTTGTTTAAATTTATCAAATGGTCTGAAAATAGATTGTAGTGCGTCAATGAATGTTCCGTGACAGCAGGGGTTGTAAGTTATTCCGGTTACATCTCTTGCTAAAGCCCTGATAGCATCCTGAGTTTCAAGTGGAGCGTTACAAGTGTAGTCTCGTTTAAATACCTTCCACCACTTTTCAAATGGCTTGGCTCTTTCGTAGTGGTCCGGTTTGAGAGGTATGATTATCATTTCAGAAAGTTTAAAATCAAAGTAATGATTCTCAAAAGGATGATTGATGTTACGGCGTTAATCCCTGCGGTGATGCAAATGTAGTCAAAAGGCAAATGGTTGTATAGTCCGTAGATTATGGTGAGCCAAATAGAAAGGCAGTGTTCGCAGTTGAAAGGTTTACCGACTCCGAGGTTCATAGTTAGCCAACCGGCGATTCCTGATAGTGCTACAAAGTAAACGGCGATGAAAGGGATTAGGTATATCATAATCTTTTTTTTACTTCTGTTTTTACATTCTTGTAAGCGCGGTGAAGAGTTGGTAAAGGTATTTTTGTTTTGTTACTCAGTTCCCGAAATGACAGTCCCGATTCCAAATATAATTCAAATATGGCAATGTCAAACGGAAACTCTTTTCTCAGTGCTTTTTCTATTCTTATATCTTCGATGGTTCGCGTGATGTTCGCCAGGTCAACTTCAAACTTTATCTTGTCATTGATGCTTACTGACTGAGGCATAAATTCTTTTAGCCGTGCGCGGTACTGATTAAAGAAAGGGTGGCGCGGTGAGTTGAACATGGTTGTTATTGTGCGGATGACAAAGAAGTTAAAGTAGTCTGATGCGTAAAGCTGTTCGAGGTTTTTATATTCAATGAGTATGATAATGATTTCGGAGTAGAGGTCATCGGCAAGATGTTTTCCGATGTTACGACACACCTGTTTAATCTTGCCCTGCTTGTGTATGTCGGAAATAATTTCATCGCGTGTCATTGATAAGTTTATTGAGGTAGTTTCCGGTGGCGGTGTAGGAGTGTTTCTGTTCAATCCAAAGGCGGCTGCGCTTCTTGCCGTTCTCAATGTCTGATGCTTGCGAAAGAAAAGTTATAGCGTTATGAAATGTCGGTTCGTCATTGCAGATAAATAATTCGCTCGAGCCGTAAGCTGATTTATACACCTCATTGAAAAGCGAATTGGTTATTACAATCCTTCCAAGTGCTGCGGCTTCAAAAGCTGTTACTCCGAATGAGCCGTATGTTTTGCCGTTCTGTGTGGTGGCGAATAGCTCAATGTAAATATCACACTCACTGATTCGTTTTAGGTTTTCGGCGTGGGTTTGTTTGTCAAAAGAATACTTAAAGCGGACCGGATGCTCTGCCATCATCTTTATTATTTTGTCGGTTCCTTTGTTCATGTGGTTCGATGGGTAGTGTGCGAAAGTCAGTTCGCTGTTTTGGTGTGTGGAGTAATTCAGTTCATCGGTGTTTATTGCCGCCGCTATGTAAGTCATCGGATGCAGTAGCGTGAACTCAGGGCTGTCAGTGAGCGTGAGTGCCGCGTGTTTGAATGCCTCGTTATTCTTTTCGGGGTTTTGGCGGTAGGGGGTTCCGGTATGCAGTACCCAATAATTTTTCCCTGGCGGTAAGAAAGAAAGAATGTGAATTGAGCTGTGCCCGATTATCACTAAGTCGGCGCGTTCCATTGCCTCCACCATTCCAATGTGGTTTACTTGCTTGGCTTGTTTCTCGTACCCGAAAGCGTGAGGTGTTAGAGTAAGTGCTTGCGCTTGTACGCCAATGGATTTTAAACTCTCAGCGAAGTTGAAGCAGAGGTTTGAGTAGTCGTTATATGTTGCAAAGAGAATCATAGATGCCACCACTTTTTTTTCTTCTTAAAATCAGCAATTATTTTATCTCGCGCCTCTACTGTGGAGCATAGCTTTTTTATTATATCTTCATTTGTTTTTATTCTCCACCTATATAACATTCCATAGTCCTCAATTTGAACTACTGATATATCTGTTAGCGACATTTTTAATGCTATGTTTTCAGTATATATATTATTGTACTCTTTTAATGTTATGGTAATTAATGGCTCTTCGTATTTCATGGTTTTGTGTATTCAAGTAAGTAAACATTCTTTACTATTTCTTCCTGATAGGTTTTCTTCCAATCAGAAAAGCGGTAATCAAAGTCAGATAGTTTCAGTTCAAGTGTGTGGTATCTGTCGGGCGGTATGTTCACCCCTGTCAGGAAAACAATATTCTTTTGCGCTATGAGTTTAATGTTCTCTATCGCTTTGTCGAAGTCTTGCACGCCATCCATTACTGCGAAAGCGATTATAGTTTCAACTTCAAAAAACTCTACTGCATAATTATCTTCTATCTCGCCGCCGAATACATCTTCACTTACAGGGTAGGCATCCAATCCGGAATACAAAACATCGGGCAGTAGTTTCTTAATACTCATATCGCCACAACCCACATCTAGAACTGACCTACCTATAAATACTTTCGAGAGGTGGCTTGCGTAGTCCCTCACCTTATTAGCGTTGGCACTTGTGCCGATAGTTCCAAGCTCGCGCCGGTCCATCAGGTTCTGCATTTTTTCCTTCCAGGTTTCTTCGCTTACAAGCATATCCAAATTATTAAAGTCCAAAACAAAAGTAATAAAATAGCAATCTGCAAGCACCCTTTCTTTGTGTCAGTCATAATAAATCAAATTTAGGTCGTGAAATTATTTCGTTATAAATATTATTCTGATATTCTTATCCCAATAGACATTTCATCTTCATAATATTCAATGTCTATCTCTATTTTTGTTATAGAAGAAAAATCGTTGTTTCTATAAAGCATTCCATATATTTTATTAACTAAATCGTTTGACTGCTCTATTTTAATTCCATCTTCTAATAATCCAGATTTATATTTACCCCTTAAATTATTTGCCATTGCGATTGACTTATAGTCGTTCATTTTTTCTGATGAAAAAATACTTTTAAAGTAAGATTTGTATTCTATTTTATTTCCTATCATATCAAATCGAATTTAGGTCTGCTTACTATCTCTTTGTAAATCGCTTCCTGGTACTGCCGCCCGAATCTGAATTTCGCTTTCTGTTTGTTTCTGTCGTTGTAAAAATAGATTGGCGTTTCTATTACTCCTATCCTTTCCTTTCCACACATCTCAAGGGCGGCAAACATTATCGGGCTTTCGGTGGTAGCTTTTATCCATTCGCCGTTCACTTTAAAATCTTCTTCACTCAGTTTGAAAAACAATTCTGCTTTGAAAGTACAGATATGTGTTGAGCGGTATTTGTGTTGGCGGTAGCTTCTATCGGCGTGAATGGTGTCATCGTAATAAAGTAACTCACGCGGAAAAACAGAATGGTCGTTTCTCCAGTTGCCGTAAGTCATCAGCTTACCGGCTTCATAGTGGTCGGTGATATAGTGAAGCGCATAGGGTAGTATCGAATCATCCATCCCCACAAGTAACACCACATCATCCGGTTTGCAGTGGGTGTGTATCGCTTGGTAGCGGCGGTAAGCTGCACCCTTGTTTTCTGTATAGTGTTCGGTAATGATGCGCGAATCTTCGATGTTAAAAAGTAGTTGGCTTGTTTTATCGGTGGAGCCGTCAGAAATAAAAATGGCTTTCCATTCGCCTTGCAGGTCGCGGACGGATTCAGCGCACTTCTGTAAGTATGCTTCGCAATTATAACCGGTTATGATTAGGGTGTTCATTCAATCGTGTTGTTAATGAATGTTTCAAACTCTTCAAAAGACCGGATAATTTTGTAATCATATAACTGCTTCACTACCGCCGCTTCAAATTCCGATTGGTGTTCTGATTGCTTGCCCTTATCTGTTTTGAACTCAATGAAAAAACCGCATTTAGGCGTGCCCACATTGTAAGCAAGAAACATATCAGCTACTCCCGCCCTGCGCCCCTGCGCTTTCATCCGTGCGCCGTTGCGCGGTGTCCGCTGCCCTTCATTTGGAATGGCGAATAGGTTGAGGCGGTATTCAGGATATTGAAAGTCGAACCATCGAACACAACTTTGCTGAAGTGCTGATTCTGATTGCTTGAATATTCTGCCGTTGCCGGTTAGTGTTTGTTTCTTAGTTGCCATTTGTGATTCTTTTATATGTTGCTTCAATTATTATTACTTCGTTGATACTTCACCCCTCTTTGTTTCAAAATTGAATGTAGGGCAAATTTAGGGGGTTGTTCGTTTCGGCAGTACGAAAACCATTTATTGATTATTTCAATGGTTTCAGGTAACGCCCAACTATCAAATGCTTTTGTGACCGTTGATTGCAGTAGCGGAGTGGTGCGACTGATGCGCACCTTATCGCCTGGGGAGCAGTTGCGTTTCCAATATTCCATAATGTTATCCGGCACTTTCATGTTCAAGTATCATTTTAGTAAGCTCAATGTCTATTAGTTTCTGAATGGCTTTGAAGTTTTCTGTAATCGTAAGTCCGTGCCCTTCTATTCGACTAAGTACATCGGGGCGTATCTTCCACTGCCGACCAAGTAACACCAAATCGAAGTCGGTGTGCCTCTTCGCAAGGCGGATGGCGTAGCGTAGCGCCATTTCTATTTCCGCGTCTTGTTTAAATTCAGGGTACTCCTGCGGGATTACAGAAGTGACTTGGGCAATGGCGGTGTAAATTACTTTTAGGGTGTCTGATTGGGTTATCATTGTGTTTGAAGTTTGTGTAAGTTTTCGAGTTCCTTTTTAAAGTTTAAATAATCATTGGCTTTTTCGTATTCTTCTTTTTTCTCTGCGCCGGAAATTATATCATCGAGTAATGTAATCACCGCCTTCGCTCCGTGAGTGAATACCATTCGCATCCAGTAGTCTTTATCAAAATGGTGTGGCATAGTTCGTTCTGTTTTCGCCTTGATAGGTCGGTAAGTCTTTAATGATATTGCATTCTATTTGACAATAGAATTTTGTTTCGCCGGTTGCTCCCTGCTTTTGTTTTGCCACATCAATTATGATGGTGTTTCGTAATGAGTTTCCTGATTCATCCAATGGGTTTTCCTGATAATAGTCGGGGCGGTAAAGGAATAAAACAACATCCGCGTTCTGTTCAAGTGCACCGCTGTCTTTTAAATGATGTAGTTCGGGGCGCTTGTCGGTACTCTTTTCTACTTCCCGATTCAACTGACAAAGCAAAATGATTGGAATATCTAAAGTTCGAGATAGTATTTTTAAGTCGCGGCTCAAATCTGATATTGCCTGCTCCTTACTTTGTCCTTTCGCAATATGAAGTTCCATCAGGTTTAAAAAGTCAATGATGATTAGTTTGCATTTGTAATCTTCAATCATCTTGTATGCTTTTGCCCTTAATGTAGTGATGTTCAACGGCGCAGTATCTATGTAAACATTTGAGTTTTCTATTTCTTTTTCGGCTCTTACAATCTTTGCTACATCATCCTGATTAACTCTACCCATTCTTATGTTTGAATACGGAACCCCTGTTGCCATTGAAAGTTCACGCGCACCTACTTCTGTCTCACTCATTTCTATTTCAAAGAAAGCTACCGGATAACCTCTATGCCCTGCTTCATGTGCTACTTTCAAAACAAAAGCAGTCTTGCCCATTCCTGGTCTGCCACCAACAAGAATCAAGTTCCCATTATGCCACCCACCCATTTTTTCATCCAACCCACTTAAACCTGATGGCACTCCTGTTATTCCTTTGTTTTGTAAAGCGAGATTCAGTTTCTTAATAGTTTCAGATGCGCGATATTGAGGTGTTATATTCTTTTGAGAAATTACTTTTTGAACTGATGTGTTTATTTTTTTACTGAGGTCGTTAAATACTTCGAGCGCATCATCTTCATTATGGCATTTTTCAATAGTTTCATAACACATCTGAATCATTCGGCGCTTGATGGCAAATTGCTCCACTATCAAACAATGATATTCAATGTTGGCTGTTGACCCCACGCGGTCTGAAAGCGAAAGAATAAATGATGCGCCCCCAATATTTTCAAGAACTCCGTTTCTTTTAAGTTCTGCTACTATGGTAATCATTTCAATCGGCTTCTCAGTTCTGAACATTTGAACTATCGTATTGTAAATGGTCCGGTGAGTCGTGTTATAAAAACTATCTTCTGAAAGTATTTGGATAACTTTTGAAATGATATTTGATTCCATCAAGATTGAACCCAATATTATTTCTTCCAACTCTTCTGAGTGAGGTTGTGCCTTTCCGTAAATGAGTAATGAATCTTCGGTGTTCATTGGAGTTGTTTTTTAGTTCGGATTATGTTTGATGTAACTATGTCCGAAGGTAAAATAAACTTTGGAAGCCAGTTATTAAAATGTTTAGCGCAGTCTCGATAATCACTCCATTCTTTTCCGTTTGCTTTCTGAATGGTGAAAAATGAATTTACAATTTTAACGAAAGCATCTTGAGTACATTTATGAATCCGGTAGGCATTCTCGTAAATCAGTTGGTCTAAAATAATTTTTTCAGAGAAGTTATTATTTATTACACTTACACTAACACTTACATTATCATTTACACTAACATTAACAGCTTCGTTTGCTTCGTTCTGCTTCAACTTTAAAGCATCTGCTTCGTTTGCTTCTTTTTGCTTCCTTCTAACTTCACCACTTTTTAATCCCCCGATGTGACCTGCAAATGATTTTACCTCTTTAACTCCATTCCATTTAACAAGGTCTCGCTTCAATTGTTGCTTTATAGGTTCAAAAGCAATCTGAGTAATTTTATCCGGTGCTGATGGATTTAAGTCATTCACATATCTTAATAGATGTTTTATTAATCGTCCTGCTTCATCATCTTCGAGGGCTTCAAAGGTGTGAATAATGTCGGTATAAATCACGAATGACTTTTTATCTATTGCCATATAAAAAAAATATTCCCCCTAAAATCTTATGTGGAAACATGGCTTCTGACGGCACAATATCACACTCGATAAAAGAGGGAAATTCGTTAGTAAAAGTAGTTGAAACCATTTGTCAGAATTTTGTTTCTAAGCCGTAAAAATAATTTTACCTTTTATATTTTTCTGTGAAGTTATACACACTCATTTGTTAATCTTATTTATCTAATAATATGTAATCTGAAAATTGGTTTTCTTTATAACCAAAAGGAGTTCCATATTTTATAAACCGCTGAGAATGCTTTTCACAATAATTATACTTCCTTGATGTTTCATTACAACTATCAACGGCACATTTCTTTCGAGGTCTTGTTACTTTACAATGACAAGACCGACAAATTCGCATAAGATTTTTTATGTCATTATTACGAGGGTTATTATCTATATGGTGAACATCGCACCCATTATTTTTATTACAAACTTCACAAAGACCCTTCGATTTTATTCTTCGAGCCCACCCACGACTGTTTGCTATTGAAAGTAGTTCTATTGGTTTTCTCTTTGAGTCAGCACAACATTGATAATTACAGAATTTTCTTTTTAGAAAAAATACAGTAGGTTCTAAAAACCCATTACTTCTTCTATTTCTAATTATTTCTTTAGAACATTGAATGCAATATTTTTTTGGTAATTTAATTTGTTTCATATCACATTAGTTTGCGATAAATATACTATTTTTTTTTACGCCATACAAAATTCATCGCTTTGTATTGCCCCTTTCTTTTATCAGTAGTCATTTCTAAAAATCCTGCTTTTGTCAAGTCTGAAATTGACCTTCTGATGCTTGTTTGTGGTGCTTTGAATCCGTGACTTTCATATTTAATTAACACCTCATAAGGTGTCAATCCATTAGGGTAGCAAGCGAATATTTTTTTAATCACTTCATCCTGCGCTTGTGTTTGGCTCCAGGCGAGTCCGAGTTCCGGCTGTGTTTCGTTGAGAGTATTGTAGTACATGGTTTTATTTTAAAATGGTAAGGAATCAATTAATGTTACTTCGCATTTCATCGCTTCTACTCTTAGCTTCTTTATACTCAATTTTGAACTGCCATATAAAACTGATTGCGTTCCGTTATTATAAATCAACTTCGCTTCATATCCATCAATCCAAAATTTACCTGAATGAAAAATCAAATTAGGTTTCGATGGAAAATAATATCCAATCACTTTAGCATCTATTCTAACTTTTCTTTTCATTATCAGTTTGTTGTTTAGAATTTAGTTTCTTATATTAAGTTGTTCTGTGAAATGCAAGGTGAATCCGTTTCTACTTTCGTCACTCGTGAATGAGCGATTGTAA